AAATTTTAGACAGCCTTTCGTAGGCAACAAAAGAGGATAAAACTATGTCACTAGGTACAGTGCAAGTTAACAATTTGAATTTAGGACAAGGTGACATAGCAGCGATTGAGCGTCACATTTTATTTATTGGTTTGGCAGGTAATGCCGCAGAAGAAAGCCAACTGTTTAGCGTGAATGCGCAAACCGATTTAGAAAAAACGTTTGCTGATAGCCATTTACGCAACCAGTTAATTGCCGCGCAATTAAATGCCGGTCAAAACTGGACAGCCGCCGTTTACCCGTTAGCTGTTAGTGAAGATTTGTTTGACGCTATCGACAAAGCCAACGAAGTACAAAGCTTTGAAATTGTCGCGGTGTGTGACGAACAAGCGACCTCGGGCGATATTACCAATATTCACGATCATTTATTTAGCTTACAAGCCTCTTTAGGGCGTTTTGTTTCTGGTTTAGTGGCTGTATCAGGTATTGATGCAGGCACCCAAACATGGGCGCAATATGAAGCAGCTACCGCAGCCTTACAAAATGGCATTGCCGCGCATTTAGTTATTGCCGTGCCACAGCTTCACGGCAATAACGTCGGTGTGCTAGCAGGCCGTTTATGTAATCGCAGTGTGAGTATTGCCGACAGCCCAATGCGCGTAGCAACGGGTAGTGTGCTAGGACTAGGCGCAGCTCCTGTTGATAGTGCTAACGAGCCGTTATCGTTAGCAACATTAGCAACACTTGCGACCAATCGTTTTAGTGTGCCGCAGTGGTATAGCGATTTTGACGGAGTTTATTGGAGTGATGCCAGTACCCTTGATGCTGCAGGTGGTGACTACCAATATTTAGAACATTTGCGAGCCGTACACAAGGCGAGTCGTAAAGTGCGAATTTTAGCCATTCAACGCATTGCTAACCGTTCGTTAAACTCAACTCCAAATAGCATTGAGCTTAACAAAGGCTACTTTATGAAGCCACTGCGCGAAATGAGCAAAAGCGCCACAATTTTAGGTACGGTTTTCCCTGGTGAAATTTCGGTACCTAAAGATGGAGATATCACTATTGTTTGGCCAACCAATAAAAGCGTGATCATTTACATGGTGGTTCGCCCATACAACAGCCCGAAAGCAATTACAGTAAATATTGCTCTTGACTTAAACAACAGCTAGGAGAATTTAAAATGCGTTTATCAGGAATGAATTTTAACGTCAATATGGGCGATATGTTAGTCCACGTTGATACAGCAACATTAACAATTACTGACAACAGTGCCGTAAGCCAAACAGGTGGTGTACCTGACGGTTTTGTCGATGGTGATGTCGCCAGTAATGGTGAATTGTCGGTTAATGCCAGTAACTTTACCTTAATTTCAGAAGCCGCTAAAAAAGCAGGTTCATGGCGTGCAATGGAAACCTTCGACATTTTGTTTTATGCAAAAACCGCAAAAGACGAACTGAAAGTAGAAGCGTTTGGCTGTCGCATTAAGCTTAGCGATATTTTAGATATTGATAAAAAAGGCGGTCAGGCTTCATTGTTTAAAATTCCGTTTGATGTAACTGACCCTGATTTTGTTCATATCAATGGTGTGCCTTACTTGCGCCCCGAAGAAATTGAAAATATTCAGCAGTAGATCATAAGCAGTTAAGTAAAAGGTAGTAACCATGAGCAAGATTAATTTTAGTTTTATTAGTGAGTTAGAGGGAGGTGCAAGCTGTAATGGTTATGTGCCCGATGCTAACAATTCTAAATCTGGCGTTACTGTTGCCACGGGCTTTGATATTGGTCAGCGCTCAAGCGAAGACTTGTACAAGTTATTACCTAATGAAATTGCTGCAAAGTTAGCGCTTTTCTGTCAATTAAAAGGGGTAGCAGCACAAGCGGCATTAGCAAAAGAACCTTTAGAAATAACCAAACATGAAGCACAGGTTATTGATGAATGTTCAAAAAAACATTTTGTTAATTTACTGCAGCATAGTTACAACCAACATTCAAAAGTGTCTTTTGACCAATTACCAGAGCAAGCACAAACCGTGATTGCTTCGGTGGCTTTTCAATATGGCAATTTAGCTAAACGTTGCCCTACCTTTTGGAAGTTTGCCGTTGCTCAAAACTGGTTAGCCATGGTGAATGAGTTGCGTAATTTTGGTGACCGCTATTCAAAGCGACGCTTAAAAGAGGCTGATTATTTTATAAGTAAAGGTGAATAAAATGGACTGGAAAAACATTGTTAGCAGTGTTGGTGGTATTGCCGCCTCAGTTGCCCCGTTATTGGGTGGCCCTGCGGGTATGGCGTTTAGTATTGGTAGCCAAATAGCAGGGGCGTTAGGTACTGAAAACAAACCTGATGCAGTATTGGCAGAGCTAAAAACCAACCCTGATGCGGCTCTTAAATTACAACAATGGGTGCATGAAGAAAAAGAACAAATTAGGCAAGGCCACATTGAGTTACAACGCATTGCCTTAGAGGAATATAAAGCAGAATTATCTGATAGGCAAAATGCCAGAACAACCCATAAAGATCATTGGATGCCTGCTACGTTAACTATGGTTTTATTGGCGATGTTTGCTGCCGTGCTTTGGGCGTTATTTTATGGCCCTGAACTTGGTGGTAACCGCGATTTAATTGTTTATTTGGTGGGTAATTTATTCACTTTGGTTGCTGGTTCAGTATCTTTTTGGGTGAGTTCTACAAAGGGTTCAAAAGATAAAGACAAATTAATTGACGTAATTAAAAGCAATAAAGGGAGTGCGTAATGGAAATAAGCAATTGGTTATTAGTCGTGATCAGTTTTTTAGGCTTGATGTTAACGGTTGTTATTCCGCTGATTGCGTACTTTAACCGTAGCATGACCAAAAATACTCATTTACTAAGTGAGCATAAAACCCACGTTGCCGAAAATTACGCCACTAAAAACGATGTAAAAGATTTAGGTGACCGAATGGAACGCCAAATGAGCGCAGGCTTTGACAACTTGAGCAAATTATTAACAAGCAAAAACTTTAAGGAAACAACATGAAACAAGCAATTATTTTAACCATTGGCACAGTCGATTTTAAATTTAATGTAACCGTGCAAGATCACTCTGACTTTGTTGATACTGCCGCCCGTGGTGAGTCGATGACTGCGGCAGCACATAATTTTGTAATGCGCACGATTGACGATAAACAAAAAGATGAATTTAAAGACTTATTAAAAAAATCACCCGGTGCAGAACTGCAAATAGCAAGCAGCATTAAAGCTGAGTTTTCACCCGTATTGGATATTAAAATAAAAAAATAGAAGCGCTGATTGATGCCATTGATCAGAATGACCTTGAGCAGTTATTTATTATTCGTCGTCATTTATTGCCGCATGAAAATGACGACGAAACTAGCTTAGCTAGGGCAGCATGGTTAATGAAACGACAGCGCGAAGATTTAGAAACCATTGTTATTAATGCGGTAAGTAAAGCCTTTAGTAGCAAAAAATAGGGGGCGATTATGTCGTGTAATGAGCAAAACCAAGTAAGAAATGACGGCCGTATAACTGGCTTTTGGTTTGGCGTTTTTTTAACAAGTGTTATTTGGTACGTATTCATTTAATACCGATAGAAACGTTTTAAAAGGAAAACAAATGATACCTAAGCAGCTAATGTTTACCGTTGGGTTAATTGACCAAATAACTAAGCCTATCGCCAAGATAAGCAAACAGTTTAATGGGTTAGCCAACAACTACCAAGCGGGCACCATGAAAATGGCCTCGGGAGTTGGCGGTATTGCGGCGGCTGGGTATGCGTTAACTAATGCGTTAATGCCTGCCATTGAAATGGATAGATCATTAGGTGAAGTTAAATCGCTTGGCGTGCGTAATGATGCCTTAAAAGAGTTGACCAATACCGCTTATGATTTTTCTTTAAAATATGGTAAGTCGGCCACCGAGTTTATTAAGTCAAGCTATGATATTCAATCGGCTATTGATGGTTTAAGTAGTAAAGATTTATCGTCTTTTACTTTAGCTTCTAATGTGCTTGCCACAGCGACTAAATCTGATGCGGCTACTGTAACTAATTACATGGGCACCATGTATGGTATTTTTAAAAATCAAGCCAATACCATGGGCAAAAGCAAATGGGTTGAGCAAGTTACAGGCATGACAGCAACCGCAGTGCAAATGTTTAAAACCACAGGTGGTGAAATGTCAGGGGCGTTTACCGCCATTGGCGCAGAAGCAACGAGTGCAGGCATTGGCATAAATGAACAAATGGCAGTATTGGGTAAGCTGCAATCTACCATGTCGGGTAGTGAAGCGGGTACTAAATACAAAGCATTTTTAGCGGGTGTTGGTAAAGCACAAAAAGCGCTTAATTTGCAGTTTACCGACGCGCAAAACAACATGCTGCCGATGGTCGATATTCTTAATAAAATTAAAGGCAAATACGGCGAAACGCTTAACGTTGCTGAAAGTGATTCATTAGCAAAAGCATTCGGCTCTAAAGAAGCGGTAGCAACAGTTAAATTGCTAATGAATGATATTAATGGCTTAAATGGCTCTATTAACAAACTAGGTAAAGTTAAAGGCATGGAGCAAGCGCAAAAAATGGCGGCTGCTATGACCGACCAAAGTCAACGATTATCACAAAGTTGGTTTGTTATACGTGCCGCCTTTGGCACCGCCATATTGCCTGTATTTAATAGCATGGCAGGTTGGCTTGCCGATGTTGGCCGTGATTTAGTTAGCTTTACCGAACAATACCCAACATTATCTAAGTATATAGGTTATGCCGCCATGGCTTTGCTTGGAATGGTTGCCGCAGG